GGTTATGGTTTTTATGCCTGATGTGGCGGCAAATGTAATGGCGTTACTGGTTGAAAGTTGAGTCATCCCTGTGGAAGCTTTTAAGTTTCCGTAAACAGTAATAACACCGGAGCCAAATTGACCAGCATATCCTGTTGGATTTGTGCCGTCAGTAAAATCTAAATTGCGAACTGCACCCGCAGTAATATCCAAAGTGCCCGTACCCGCAGTAATCCTAAACGAGATGCTGTTGGTTTCAGTGACTACGCCTGGTGTGAGTGTTCTTGCTGTTGCACTGTTGTCAGTGCAAATAACCTGAGGCGTACCTGTGACTGTTGTGGCTGTGGAGCCAGTGAAAATCGTGCCAGTTCCAGACAGTACGATATTGCCTGTAGCAAAATCCAAGGTGTTTCCTGTGCTCGAACCGCAAACAAACACACCTGATGTCAACGTGTAGCTAACTAAACTTAAAATGCCAGCATTCAGTGTGACTGTGCGAGTTACGCCAGAAGTTAGCGCATCTTGAAGTTGAAATACAGTTCCATTCCCGTTAAATGTAATGGGAAAATCCATCGTCTTGCCAGCACTTGTAATTGGAGTAGTTCCAGATGTTGCTCTAAACTCAAATAAGTTTGCGCCAGCCGATACCGTCATTGTAGATGAAAGTGTCAAACTACCGAAAATTATGGAGGCAACATTGGTCAGCGTTCCGCTAAAACCGGTGAAGTTGTAGTTGTTGACAATGAAAGTAGAAACAGGTGCAATAATGTCGCTGCCAGCAGTAATGTTTAAATTTATCCTGTCAGCAGTTCCACCAATATTAAATATGCGAGTACCTACGCTACCTGAGTACGTTGCGTTAACTGTTGGAATGCCCGAAGTGTAGGTCAGGTTTGTTGGGTTGCCTGTGCTCCAAACAGTCGTAGCATTGCCTGTTACCGTAAAGGAACCTGCTCCAGTGGTGATGGTTCTAACGTTTGCATTACTTGAACTAAATATACCCGTTGTCAGAACAAAGCCAGCCAAGTTCAGTGTTCCAGTCGTCAACGTACAAGTGCCTGCCGCCGTGCATAGCGTAGGACTTCCAGACAATGAAAGCGTGATGTCTGATTTGTTGATTGTGGTGCTTAGAGACACAGCCGTGGACGTAACCGTAACTGTAGCCGCCGTGCCTGAATTGGCATCAAAAGTTACCGTGTCAGCGTTGGTAGGGTTTAAAGCAGTAGGAGTACCGCCTGAAGTTACAGCAAACTGTGTGTTTCCTGTTCCACTCCAAGTTCCTGTACCGCCAACCCAAAAATATGCAGCCATGCTTATTCCTCTACAGGTGTATCAACCGCTACAGGGGGGTTGGTGATGTACTCATACCACTTTTCGTATCGGGCTTGCTTCATAGCCTCAATCTCAGCGTCAGTTAAGCCGTGGTCATCCGCTAGATGCAAAGCATCCGAAAACCCATTGATAGTGAAGTCAATCTTGACCATGTTAGTAAATCCTCAAAAGACTGGTTGCTGTTGTTCCCGTGCTCCACACTCGGATCACCTGAACAGGGATAACTTGACCGCCTACCAACCCAGTGAAGGTGGTATCGTCACCTTGCGCTGTAGTGACTTTAACAGAACCCGCACCGCCTACGTAAATCACGGATGGCGTTGGCAGATACAGTGTATCGCTGTTCGTAAACGTAGTTGCACCGCCCGGATACATTGGAAATGTTGGGCTGTAATTGGTTTGCTTTCCCATGCAAATTCTCCTTTAAAAAAGGGGCCGAAGCCCCTATTACGCTTGCGTAGCAGATTGAACCAAAGCGCCAGTTGAATCGGCAACAATGTAACGGCAAGTGATCTGAATAAGACCCGCTGTGCTAGGAGATCCAGTGGTAAAAGTTGGAGTTGCAACTACGATTACATCAGTGGGGCCAATACCAATCCCATTGGGAGCGGCAGTAGAACTAGCACCTGAGTAAGCCGTGACCTGCGTAGTGGTCAATGTCGGGCTTTGGCGACCAGCAGTCAGAATTGTCGTTGAAGGGTAAAACAAGTTAGCTGTTGTGCTAGTACCAATGGTAATCACAGCGGCTGTAACCGTGCCAGACAAAGTTGTTAACGTGTCAACAACAAACTCAACAATGTGTGCGCCAGCAGGTAAGGTAAAACAGGTAATGGCAGCAGCAGAAGTTGCGCCAACCATATTCAATTGAACCGTTTGGGCAACCATTGTTGCTCCAGTGTTACGAATGCTACCAGCGGTAGTTCCGGTGGTGTCTTTAACAGTGCCGAGCAGCCAAGGGCCAAGGTGAGTTGCGAATCCCATGATATTTCCTTCATGCAGTTATAGGTGTATCAATCATGCATGATGTCCGCCGGGACGGTTTGATACACCGGAAAGCCCGGATGTGTATTTATAACACTACTCGGGTGAATGCGCAACTTTTTTCTTTCTTGCCGCTAACATTTTTGCTTTCCATTCTGGGTCAGCCCATAACGCTTTTGCTGCAGCAGCTTTTGCTGCTTTAACTTCTGCGCGGTTGGCAATTTCTTGATTATTTGCAGTTTGTTTTGCAGCGTATACAGGATCACTCCATTGGGCCTTTGCTTGCATACTTGTCTTGGCCTTTGATGAATCGGTGCTCCGCGCCTTCTTAATGCCTTGCTGACGCTTCTGGCGTGTTTCCGGTTTGGCCCATGCGTCCGTACTTGCAATAGATTTGTGCGCCCTGGCTTCGGGTGTGCTTTGCACGGATTTTTGCGCGGCTACAACTTTTTCACGATACTCGGGGTCTTTCCAATGCTCTATAGAAAACCGACTATCTACCGCTTTGTGAGCGGCAGTGCGCACAGTTCCGCTCCCTCCTTCTCCGCCGTCGGTTAGATTAAATAACGTGCCCGTTTTAAGGTTACGCCTGCCATATAACGCAATAAGTTCTATTTCTTTGGTAAAAGCTTCGGCTTCAACTTCTGTTTCAAACACGCGTTCGCACAGCGCTACCAGTCCGCGCTGCTTAAGGTGGGAAATAAAATCTTGAAATGGCTTGTTGTGTGATCCCTTTGACCAGTGGGACATATCGCGGTCTCCAGTCCCCTTACCAACATACACAGGTTGATCTTTTTTGAGAGGGCGGGGGTCGCGGTAAACATAAACGTAAAACATGGTGGCTCCTAAAGTTGAAGCCCTAATGTACATTAATGGTCGATGAATTACAAGTAATTCGTAAAACTTTTCGAAAATAGATGGCTAAGATTACGACACGGGCAACGTTATAAGGCTAAGGAGCAAACGTTATAAAGCCAAAAAAAGGCCCCGAAGGGCCTCTTTTAGATACAAAAGTATCAAGCTCCGGGGCTTCCGAAGATGCCGAGCGGATCGCTGACGCCGAAACTGTAACGTTCACGGGCTTTGTATCTCACGTTCCCCGTATCGAAATCCCCATCCATGGAATTAGACAACGGTGTACGAACAAAGTGCTTCAAGCCGTTAGGAACGTCGGTGGTCAAGTACCAGCTGTTAATGTCGGTCAAGAAGTGGTTAACGCAGTAGCCTTCAGGAATTGCTCCGTTGTTCTTCAATGCGTTGATGTCGTTGTCGGTTGTACCAACACGCAATTCTGTCTCAAGAAGACGAGTTGCAACGAACATCAAGTTTGGAGGAACGATCAATTTCTTAGGCTTAGCGGCGATCAACAGGCCACGCTCATCAGTCCAAGCGGCGATCTGAATAACAGCGTTTTCCAACGATGTTTCATTCAAGTCAGCGCCGACTGAAGGGCGGTTGCTGTTAGTGCCACCGTTAACCAATGGATGCGCAGTAGAGAACAAGCTTACACCGTCGCCGTAAGTTACAGCGCCAGAGAAACCAGTGTTAATTACGGCAGCAGCCTTGACTTGCTTGGTGTAAGCCATACCACGGGCCAGAGCCTTGGTGTAGCGTGAAGACAAGCTGTCGTACAAGTTATCTTCCACAGCTTCCTCTGTGATGGAAAAGCCCATCGCAATGGTTTCGTGGTTGTAACGAGCAGTCCATGCTTCCTG